TGGCCCTCATCTCCAAAATACCCCTCCTAGGGCCTCCCACCTTTCGGCACATCGCTCTCGCTGCTGTACCTCCCCGAACATCTCCACCATACCCCCTATAGCTGTCCGTTCCCGCGGACGCGCTGTCTACCCCCTCCCCTCCCCCGGGGGTAGTTTCTATTGGCCAACTTGGTCAACCCCACCTCCCCGGATTTTTCCACCATGTACCCTATAGGGGCCTCTTCCGCTCGGTGCGGTAGGGATACGGCCCCCTCGGGTGGTTACATCCCCGTTCCTAGTGGTCTCCGCTAGTCACGGCTCCGTTCCTTCGATGTCGGCGACTCTTGGTTCATGCGCCTTGGTGTACCACGCCGCTAGTGGGGTGCCACCGGAAACTTCATCTTGCGTGCGCGGGGTCCTCTCCCTCCTCCTCTGCGCCGCCGTAAGCCAGGTCGCGTAAGAGCCTGGCACCTATTCCCCATGACAGACCTGGACCTCGAAGAGAAGCTGGAAGAGGTCCGAGAGGACCTGGCGCAGATGGAGAAGGACTTGGCGGTGCTCCGCCAGAGCCTGCTCGAAGATGACGCCGCCGTCCGCGAGGCATGGCGCAAGAAGGCCCTCCTGTATGGGGTGGGCTGAGTGACTCTCCCCCGTGCGTGCGTCGGCGAGAGCCGAGAGGGGGCGCCAGCATCGACACGCCGGGGTTTCTCCCGCCCGGGGCTCGATGGTGCTGGTGACGCGCGCCTATTCCTGGGTCCTCCTGGTTGCAAACGGGCGGGTCTGTTGCGGTGGCCTTTGGGCCGAGAGAGCCTCCGCTCCCGCCGGGTGAGTGGCCGCGTACCCGGACCTATCTACCGCACGTGAGCCCACGTCTTTCGATTCACGATCATTGATACCATCGACGGGCTGATGCCGTACCTCGCGGCGAGGGCAATCCCAGACTCCCCAGCCGCATGGCTGGCGCGGATCGCGATGACGTCGGCCTCCGTGACCTTGGTCATTTTCCCAGGTGGAGCGACAGGGCCATCGACGTGGACCCATATCTGGCCAGTCACTATTCTGGCGACAAGCGATGGGTCAACCGAGAACTTCTTGGCAAGCCGAGTGATGGACCAACGCACCACGCGGAGGCGCCGCATCTCCATAACCTGTTCGGCCGTGAGCTTCGATAACCCCTGGCGCTCGCCTCTGGCCTGCCTGCCCTTTCTCACCTTGTCGGCCATGTTCTCTCTGGCCGTCCCTAGGAACAGGTGGGCGGGATTGCAGCACGACGGATTATCACAGCGGTGACACACGAACAGCGTGCCCGGGTCCACCCCGTAGTGAAGTTGGTAGGCGACCCTGTGCGCCCGACGATCGGCCCCGCCGAATCGGAGTTGCCCGTAGCCGTACACGCCACGGTTCTTGGTCCACTCCCAGCACTCATCCGGTTCGCCTTTGCGAACCTTCGCCCAGAACCTCTCTTCGGGTGAGCCCTTCATGCCGTAGTGTACCACGCCCAGTGGTTCTACGCCAACGACTTACAGGTACGACCATGGCTGCCAAGAAGCCGCAGAAACCTTCCTTCTGGCCCAACCACTCGCCGAGGGAAGACTTGCCTCCGGTGGAAGATCGGATCGCGCTCATCGCCGACATGCTTCGCAGCATGGTGTGGGTCCGTGGCCGCACCGGCAAGGAACTCGCCAAGACCTGGGGCCTGTCGGAAGGCACCGTCTCGCAGTACGCGGCGGAAGCCTGGCGCATCGTGAAGGCGGAGGTCGAGAGCCCCGAGACGCTCCGGGCTGAACTCGGCGTGGCCATGGGCGCTGCCCTTCGTATGGCGCACGGTCAGCAGAACCCCACCGCCATGGCGAAGGTCGCCGACGTGTTCGCCAAGATCAGTGGCGCTCATGCTGTGCAGAAGTCCGAGGTGGTGATTTCGGAAGCCACCCCGGAGAACGCCAGGAAGATCATCTCCAACCTCTTCTCTGGTGGGCGTGGAAACAAGACCGATGGTGGCGAAGGGGACAAGTAGCGAGGAGAGGGCCATCTCGGCCTGGCTCTCGACGTTCCTCCCGTACCAACGGGAGTGGATCGAGGACCAGACTCGGTTCTCCATCATCCTTAAGGCTCGGCAGATCGGCGCGTCGCACGCCATGGGCGCGACCGCGTGTGTCTGGGGCATGATGGGTGAGACGACCACCATCATCAGCATTGGCGAGCGTGAAGCCGTCGAGTTGTTGAGCAAGGTGGAGGCTCACGCGGAAGCGCTCTGTCGTCTCGGGTCCAAGACGGCGGCCTACAAGCGGAAGGCCGACCGTGTGGAGTTTACCACCACACGCGGCCGGGTCCTCGCGTTGCCCGCTTCGAGCGGCGGCCGAGGTATGTCAGGAAATTCTATCCTCGACGAATTTGCGTATCTCCAGAACCCGGAAGCCATCTGGGACGCTGCGGGCGGCTCCGTTCTCCGTGGCTACAAGATGAGGGTCATCTCCACCCCGAATGGGTCTGGAAACCTCTTCCACAAGCTCTACACGGACCCCAACGCAAGCCGAGGCTACCGCAAGTTCGCCACCACCATCGACGAGGCCATCAAGCAGGGCCTTGAGGTGGACCTGGACGAGTGCTGGAAGATGGCCCGCGGCGACCGCCGGGTCTTCGACCAGATGTTCCGGTGCGCCTTCCTCGACGGCGACCAGCAATACTTCTCGCTGGAGCTGCTGAACGCGGCGAAGTACGACCCCGACAAGCACTTCATCCCGCTCGGCGAGCGCTACGCTGGCCTCGACATCGGCCGCACCAACGACCTCACCTCGCTGGTCGAGGTGGCCAAAGACATCACGACGGGCATCCGGTACGAGATCCGAACGGAGACGTGCAAGCGCACGAGCCAGGAGGACATCGAGGACATGGTGGAGCGTGCCATCATGCGTGGGTGCAAGCGCATCTGCGTGGACGCGACGGGCCTCGGCTCGTTCCCGGCGGAGGCGCTCCAGCGGAAGTTCGGCCGGTGGAAGATTGAGCCGCTCACCTTCACCATGGGGCTGAAGGAGGAGATGGCGACGACGCTGTACCAGGCGTTCCACGAGGACACGCTCAAGATTCGCAACAACAACGAGAAACTCGTGGACGACCTCCTGGCGCTCCGCCGCATCGTCACCCCCGCGGGTGGCATTCGGTTCGACGCGCCTAGGTCGGAAGACGGCCACGCCGACCGTGCGTGGGCGTTGGCGATGGCGGTTCACGCCTGCTCTGGTCCTGAGAGGAAGAGGTACGAGGTACACGCATGAACGTGCAGGGATACAAAGAGGCCCTGCGCGTGGCGAGTGCCAACCAGAGCCCGCGCTACAAGAAACTCGACATGCTGGAGAAGTACGTCGAGGGGACGCAGTACGAGGGCCTGCCTTCGTTCTACGACCAGAGCGTGCCGCTCCAGGAGCGCGCGCCGTCCATCGTCTACCCCATCGTCAAGAATGCCATCGACTCGAACATCGACCTGATTCTGGGGGAGGGCAAGTTCCCGCAGATCACGACGGCGCCGGGCGAGGACGACTCCAAACTCGAAGACTTCGCCGGGTTCGACCCGGACGAGTCCGAGTACATGGACCGCTTCATCATCGAGGTCCACCGGGTCTCGAAGTTCAAGCACGTGGCGCAGGACGCGCTCCGCCGGTCGCAAGAGGCGGGCAGCGTGGCCTCGCTGGTGGGCCTCCGCAACGGCGTCCCGTTCGTGGAGAACCTCCGCGGCAAGTGGTGTACGCCGGAGTTCGACCCGCAGACGGGCAAGGTGGTCCGCCTGACGGTGGAGTACCCGTTCATCCAGACGGTGCGTCAGGGGGACGGCTCGTGGGTGGCGCAGTGCTACCTGTACCGCCGGGTCATCGACGACAAGACGGACACGGAGTTCGTCCCCGCGCTCGCCCGTGGTGATGGTCTGCCACCGAAGTCGTGGACGGTGAAGAACACCGTCGCCCACGGCCTCGGGTTCTGCCCGGTGGTCTGGTACTCCTTCATGAAGGAGACCTCGCCGGTCGGGGAGTTCGACGGCAAGGCCATCCACTGCGACATCCTCGACGAGATCACGGCGCACGACCGCACCCTCTCGCAGCGGGACCGGGCGGCGCTCTACGCGGGCGACCCGCAGCCGTACGAGATCGGCGTCGAGCCTGGGTACAACCCCACGGGCCAGGCGCTCCCTCCGCAGGCCATCATCCTCGGCAGCCCTGACGGCGGCGTCCCCAACAAGGACAACCTCCCGAGCCAGTACCGGGCACACACCCCCTCGGGCTCGCGCAAGAAGGGCCCGGGCATCGCCTGGCAGTACGCCAACCCGGACACGAAGGTCGGGCTCATGGTGCTGCCTGGCGACGCGCTGAAGGCCATCGACGAGCACGCCAAAGACCTCCGGGCGAAGTTGTCCGAGAGCCTCTCAGTGGTCTTCCTGGACCCCGACACGGTGAAGTTCGCGGCGGCCCTCTCGGCCAAGGCCCTTGAGGTGCTCCGCGAGCGGCACTACGCCAGGTGCTCGCAGATCCGCGGCGACTTCTGGGATGCGTGGATGAACCCCACGACGCAGATGCTCATGCAGGTGAGCATCACGCCGGGTGCCCGAGTGAAGGGCAACAAGAACGCCCGCGGCCTCATCGCGAAGGCGGAGGGCGAGCCGCTCATCTTCCCGCGGTGGGGCCAGTACATCGCCCCGGCGCCGCAGGACGAGGCGCAGACGATGACGAGCGTGGTGACGACCTACAAGGCCGGCATCATCTCGCTCCGTCAGGCCGTCGAGAAACTGCGCCGCATCTTCCCGGTGGAGAGCATCGACCAGGCGCTCGACGCCATCGCCAAGGGCATGGACCCGCAGGTGGCCGCGGGCAACTACACCGCCGTCCACCTTGCCGGCGTCGAGAGCGAGACGCTGGAGAAGGAAGTCCGCAAGAACCTCGCCCTGAGCCTGGTCCCCGGCGCCGACGAGGCCACGGTCAACGCCATTGTGAGGGAGGCGGAGGTGCCTCCCCCCGAGCCTTCCTCGATGGACCTGGAGATGATGGCCAATGGTGGATCCGCTCCTCAAAACGCTGGTCGAGGAGGAAGGCCGAACCCACCGGGCTCTGTTATCCGCGGTGGGCGCGGCAATACTAAGAACCTCGGCGAGCCTGGACAGGCTCAGTAGCCGCACCGCCTACCTCCAGGCCCTCCTCGCGCAGTCCCGGGAGTTGGAGGACGACGCCACGGAGGTCATCGCAGAGAGTCGCTACCACTCGGCTCGCGCAGGTCGCGATCTGATGGGCAAGCAGATCCTCGCGGTGGCCCCGTGGTTCGTCCTCGGCCCCATCCGGTCCCTCGACGTCAAGGGGGACATCCGGGCCGCCAACGCGGGCCGCACAGTGGCCGCCAGGTTCGGCCAGGCGGGGCTGACGGTGCTCGGTACCTCCGAGCGCGACAAGGCCCTGGAAGGGGCCACCAGGGCGGAGCAAAGGGCATTCCTGGCGGGGGATGCGGTCATGGCCGCACCGCAGGCATTCGATGCCCAGATGCTCCGCCGGGCCATCCAGTCGATTCCAGACCTACTGAAATCGAAGGTGGCGACGGTGGCGGCAACGGAGAGCGCGGACGCGCTCATCCAGGCCACGAGGGGAGTGCAGCGGGAGGCGGCGGCCCAGGGGGTGTCCCTGGTGGTCCGCTGGGACGCCACGCTGGACATGAGGACGTGCAGTCGATGCGAGTCGCTGCATGGGAGGACGGCACAACTCGGCGAGGTGCCCGGGGGCGAGGAGCCGCCGATTCACCCGAACTGCCGGTGCGTGCTGCAAGTGGAGTTGGAATGAGTGACCAGCCGACAGTCGAAGTGAGGGAGCACGGAAAATGTCCACGGTGCGGAAGCGGGCTCCCGCCAACCGTCGCGATGACGCCCAACGGCCCCGAGAAGCGGTGCGCCAACCCCAACTGCCGGATGCCGTGGCCGGAAGACCCGGCGGAGGACGAGGACCCGGAGCCGGTCCCCAAGCAAGCGCTCCGCGACCTGATGCAGAAGGTGCCGCCGCTGCCGGCCAGGAAGGTCCCGGTCGCCCAGGCGGCGCCGAAGGACATCCTCGGGCTTGCCAGGCAACGCCTTGCCGAAGTCAAGGCGGAACTCAGGCGGCTCGATGCGCTCCAGCGGGAGCGCGCCGAACTCGAACGAATGATTGCGGCGGCCCGAAAGGTTGCGGGCTGACGCGACCCCACTTTCGATGTGACTGGTGCGGTCTTCACTGGCCGAACCACACTCGACCATGCCCACGGTGCGGAACGCAGTCGTGGCTTTCAATCCCCACTGGAGATAACTTATGGCCACCATCTACGGCTCTATCAAGGGCATCACCCTGCATCGTGAGAACCCCGGCGGCGGCACGGGCCGCGTCGCGTTCGTGAGCTTCGAGCTTCCCGCCTACACCGCCTCCTCGGACAACGGCCAGCTCGGCGCTGGCGGCTTCGACCGCGGCGCTGCCACCACGGCCACCCTGGCCGCGATGATCCAGACCCAGCGGCGCGACGGCAAGACCGTGACGCTCGGCAACCCCGGCAGCGGCTCCAACCAGGCCCTCCCGACCTGCGTCGAGTCTGGCGCTCAGGGCGCCACGCAGTTCTACGCGGCTGGCTTCGCCTACTCCTCGGGCAGCGTGACGTTCAACCTGTCGAACTCCTCCGGTACGGAGATCGACGCGGCCTCTGGCGTCACCGACCGGCCCATCGTCATCGCCGTCCCGTACACGTTGGCCTGAGTCTACCGTCAGCCACGGCTGACATGCTCCAATCACGCTTACGCGAGCGGTCAATCGCGGGAAGGAGCGCCACATGAGCGACCCCATTACGCCTACGTCTGCCCAGAATCCGCCCACCGACACCACGGCTCCCGCTCCGGCCCCCGCGCCGAAGAGGGAGGACGGCACGCCCGACTGGCTTCCCGACCGGCTCCAACGAGCCGAACAGGCAGCCGTCACCAAGGCACTCTCCACGCTCGGCGTGAAGACCTTGGACGAGGCCAAGGCCGTCATCGAGGCTGCCAAGAAGGCGGAGGACGCGCAGAAGACCGAAGCCCAGCGCACCCAGGAGCGGCTTGCCGCCCTGGAGCCAGAGGCCCAGGCCGCCAAGGCGTACAGGGAGCGCCTCGAACGCTTCGCGGACGCAGAACTCGGCAAACTCAGCGAGCCTCAGCGAGCCGCGGTGCTCCGGTTGGCGGACGGAGACAAGGCAAAGGCGCTGGACGCCATCGAGGCCCTCCGGCCGACGTGGCAGACGGCTCCCCCGCCCGCTCCGCCGCCTCCTCCCGCAACAACCGCTCCGCCGCCTACGGCGCCGTCCTCGACGGCTCCTTCCGCGGTGAACGTCAAAGAGCAGTACAGGGCACTTCGGGAAAAGAACCCGTTCGCTGCCGCTGAACTGCTGGCCCGGCACTACCGGGACATCACTTCCGAATCCTGACTATCCTGCGCGGGAAGGACTCCCGCGAGCTTGAACAAGAGGCTCACCCATGGGCGTCTACTCCCGTCTTTCCTTGCCTGAGAACTTCTACGACTGGACCAGCGACATGCTGCTTCTCCAGCCGGAGCCGCAGTACCTCTACGCGCGGCTCTGGAAGCGCGCCATGGGCGCCGAACTCGTGGTCCCGGAGGCGCTCGGCGCTCCCGGCCGCGAGGTGCTCGCCATGGGCGCGCAGTACGCCTCCAACGAGGCGCAGCGGCTCTCGCTGGCCCCCGACCTCTTCGATGCGACCTTCGCGGCCCGCGTCGAGATGAGCGGGATGCCCGGCCACACGGTCCGCATCAACCGTCCCAAGTTCCTGGACAGTTCCGAGGCGACCACCGCCCGGCGCGTGGCGACCAACCAGAGCATCAGCACCACGCCCATCGACGCGGGCTCGGAGCAGATCGCCCTCACCCTCGGCCTGTACGCGGGTCCCTACGACACGGTGAACACCCGCATCGCGCCCTACGGCATCGACGCCTTCGACGCGCAGATGGGCGTCCACAAGCTGTCGCAGATCGTCGGGATGCAGCTCAAGCGCGACATGGATCGCTGGCTTGAGCGGGTCCACGTGGCCCTGCTCGACGCGGCCGGCACCACGGTCCGCCCCGCCGGCATGACCGCGGACAACGACGCCACGGCGAACGGCCAGTTCACCATGGACCTGGACACGTTCCTCCGCGCCGAGTTGACGCTCGACGAGGCGAACATCCCGTACTTCGCGGACGGCTACCGCTGCGCCGTGCTCACCCCGCGGCAGGTGAAGCAGCTCGCGGACGACCCGCAGTACGCCCGCTACGCGCAGTTCAACAAGGAGTACAACGCCTTGTTCCCGGGCTACCTCGCCAGCGTCCACAAGACGCACATCTTCAAGAGCAACTCGCTCACGGTGTCGGCGAACTCCTCGTCCATCAACATCCACCGCGGCCATATGTTTGGCCCCGGCGCCCTCGCGAGCGCCATCGGTCGCCGGCCCACGGTCCGCGCGGCAAACGAGGACAACTACGGCATGACGGCGAAGGTCATCTGGACCCTCGACGGCGATTTCGTGCTCGCCGACAGCCGGTTCGCCGTGTCGATCCGCACGAGCGCCTGAGAGGTCCACCATGGCTTTTGGAGCGATGCTCGTCAATGGAGGCTCCTCCTCCACTGGCACGTTCAACACCGTTGCGTCCGGTGCGTCCGTCAACGGAACCACCATCCAGATCGATGGCGTCGAGACCGGCACCCTGAGTGCCCTCGCCGTCCTCGACGCGGAGACCAACACGATCACGCTGACCCCGTACTGGCAGGTCTCGGCCGACCAGACGACTTGGTACAACGTGGTCAATCAGGTCAACTCCGCCTTCACCGTCACCGCCACCGGCACTGCCGGCGCGGACGCCACGGTGTCGCGAGTCGTCGATGCCCCCATGAGCGTGTACGGCTGGCGGTTCTGCCGCGTTGCCGTCCTCGTCGGTGGGACCACCGGCACGACCAACGACACCTACACGCTCAGCTACGCCTACTGCAAGCGTATGCCGACCTTCTGATAGCAGCCACGGAGAGACCGCGATGGCCTTGACCACAAGCGAAGTGACGAGAATCAAGGCTGAGCTTGGGTATAACGCTCTCCTCGTGGGAGCTGAGCCCTATATCGGCGTGACCCGACTCTTCGAGCAGGTCATCGCGGTCTACCTCCAGTCTGGGGCGACAACGACGTCGAGCACGACGGTCACGGCGTCCTCGTCGCCCTCGCTGGTCACGTACACGCTCGCCGATGCCACCGGCTTCACGGCCGGTGACAGGGTGATCATCGACGTGGACAGCCGCCAAGAGGCGGCCATCGTCGAGTCCGTGTCCGGCAGCACCATCAAGTGTCTGACGCAGTTCGCTCACTCCGGGACCTACACCATCACGGTGGAGGGCGGGGAGAGCATCGTCCGCGAGTGGCTCAACAAGTTGCGGGCCCTCACCGCTCCCGGCGGTCCGTTCGACCAGGCTTCCTCGAAGGCTGGCATCAAGCGGGTGGACGAGATCGAGTTCAAGGATGGGAGCGGAGGCGTCGGCAACACGCTCTCCGAACTCAAGGCGCTCCAGTCGTACTACCGCGACGAGTTGGCCTCCGTGCTTGGCGTCGTCAACATGCGCTCAATCCGCGGTGGCGGGGGCGGCTCCTTCTCGGTGTACTAGCCATGTCCTTCCGTCTCGACCTCCGCAAGTCCGTCGAGGCGATTCGCGGCCTCGTCCCCGGCGGGCTCGACCTCCGACCGTTCCGTGTGGACGTGGTGGTCCGCACCTGGAGCGGTGCCAGGGCAGGCGTCGGCACCGCCACCGTGACGTCCACGAGGCTGATGAACCAGGGGCAGAACCCCAAGTTCGAGCAACTCAAGACGAACGACGTGGTGGCCTCTGGCGGCCTCTACTCTGCCGGCGACTTCCGTATCGGCCCGCTGACGCCGGAGTACCCTACCGGCGGCACCGACCACGGCACGCTGGACCCGTCCACGACCACCACGGCCCGCGAGGTGTTCTACCTCGTTCGCGGTCCTGGCTTCGAGGACGGCGCGTGGTTCTACCGCGTCAACGACAACATCAAAATGAACTTCCGCTACGAGGTGGTCGTGCGGAAGACGGCGCAGGCGCCGAACATCGCCCTGCCGGATTGAGCCATGGACCAGTACGCGGCGTGGAACATCCAGGTCGATGACTTCGTTCGCGGCCTCGAAGTCCTCAAGGGAGAGACCACCGATGCTGCCGACGAGGCATTGGCTGAGGCGCTCCGCAAGGCGCTCGCCGAGGCCAAGGGCACGGACAAGTTCCGCGAGCAGACCGGCGCACTGAAGGACTCGCTCTGGACGGACCAGTCCTTCTCGCTCAACCAGGCCAGGGGCTTCCTCAAGGCGGACGCGAAGTACGCATCCTTCGTTGAGTACGGGACGAGGCCACACCCCATCTTCCCTCGCCGCCGGTTCGGCAGGCTCCAGTTCTATTGGGAAAACGCTGGCCGGTGGTTCATCGGCTTCCCAGGCCAGGGTGTTAGGCATCCCGGCACCAAGCCAACAAGATTCCTCCAGTACGCCGCGCTTGAGGGTGAGACGATGCTGGAGAACAGGCTGCGCTCAAGGTTCGAGTCGGCGGCTGCCAAGTTCAACAAGCACTGAGGCGCGCTGCGCCTAGCACGGAGACTCCACATGCCTCGCGAGCAGCGCTTCTTTACCAAGACACTCTCCGTCCCCTCGACGGCGAGCACCACGACCGCGGGCGCCGCGTTCGCTCTCCCGCTCAAGTACGACTCGATGATTGTCGTCGGTAGCCTCGCCGGGCTCACTGGCGGCACCCTGGACATCTACCTCCAGGACTCGCCGGATGGCGGGACCACGTGGCTCGACTGCGCGCATTTCCCGCAGGTATCCGCGGCTGGCTCGGTGAAGACATCGTTCTCGCTGGCGCTCTCCTCCGTGTTCACCCCCATCGGCATCGGTACCACTGGGTCCCCGGGCGTCGCGCTCGCTGCTGGTGCCATCCGGCCGGCCCCGTGGTGTACGGACACGATGCGCATCGTCGCCGTGAGCGGCGGAGGCACCAGCGGCTCAGCCGCGGTCCAGACCATCTACTTCATCGCCACCGATTACACGGAGTAACGAATGCGCCCCACACCGTCTCTCGGCATTCAGTTCTCGGGAGGCGCGGGGCTCGTCCCCTACGCGGTGCCGGGTCTCGTCTACTGGCTCGACCCCGAGCGCTACGACGATCCCACGGCGCCCTGGACGATGAACGGCACGAAGGTCGCCAGCGCGCCGTCGCGTGAGTCGTCGGGCGGCGTCATTGACACCACGAAGACGGCGACGCAAGGGACAGACGCGAACAGACCGACGATCAACACGTCGGACGTGGCGTACGGTGGGCGACGGACGCTTACGTTCAACAATGCCGCCGTGGCTGCGTTGATGACGGGAGCCTGGGGCTCGTCCGTCTCGTCGCCGTACACCGTCTACATCGTCGGCGAGTCTTCTTCATCCAACGGCGCCAATCAGCGCTGGCTGAACAACGTGACCGGCGTGGGCGACGGGAGCATCCTACTCTATCACGGCAACGCCGCGCCCAACGTGTTCGGTACGACAGCCATCACGGCGGCGACTGGGAACATGCTCTACGGCGTGCCCGTCGTCATGTGCAACGTCGTCAACGGAGCGAGCCACGCTCTGTACGAGAACGACGCCTCGAACGTGATCGGCACGGGCACTAATTCGACGACGTTGACGGGCGTCTGCATCGGCAACAACTTCGCGCAGAACGCGGGCCTACGTGGGAAGATCGCCACCATCCTCATCTACTCCGGCGCTCACGACGCCGCGACCCGCGCGCTCATCATGGGCTGGCTCGCGGACCGCTACGGCTTCAATCGCTCCCTGACGCCCTACCTCGTCGGAGGGCTCGTCTACTGGCTCGACCCCGAGCGCTACGACGATCCCACGGCGCCGTGGACGATGAACGGAACGAAGGTCGCCAGCGCCCAGTCGCGCGAGTCATCGAGCGGCGTCATCGACACGAGCAAGACGGTGGCGCAGGCCACGGACGGGCGCCGCCCCACGATCAACGTGGCCGATGCGAACTACGGCGGGAGGCGCACGCTCTCCTTCTCGTCGGCCGCAACCTCGTGGCTCGTGAGCGGCGCGTGGGCGGCTTCGCAAGCGGGGCCCATGACGGTCTACTACGTCTGCGACTTTGGCGCGTCGCCGACTTCTCAGGCGGTGACAGACGGAATCGGGGCAAGCAACCGACTGCTTTGCGACGCAACGGCGGGAGGACTGCGAGGGTACAACGGCTCCGGAGGCGCATCGACGACCATGAACCCGCTTGGGCTCGGGCCGCACGTCGTGTGCTTCGTGACTAGCGGAGGCACCGGCTCGGTCTACACGAACGGTTCAGCGAACCCAGCGGCCACTGGCAGCGTGGGCACGAACACACTGACGGGCATCAGCATCGGTGCCTCGTACACGGGCTCGCTCTCCCTCAACGGGACACTCGCAACGGTCCTCGTTTACTCCGGCGCCCACGACGCCGCGACCCGCGCGCTCATCATGGGGTGGCTGGAGGACCGCTACGGCTTCAATCGCTCCCTGACGCCCTACCTCGTCGGCGGCCTCGCGTACTGGCTCGACCCTGACCGCTACGCGGACGGAAGCGGGCCCGGCGCGTGGACCATGAACTCCACGAAGGTCGCGACGGCGGTGAGCCGGCACGCGTGGAATGGGGTGGCGGACACGAGCAAGAACGTCACGCAGGCGACGGACGCGCAGAGGCCAACGATCAACCTGGCTGACGCTGGATACAACGGCCGCAACAGTCTTTCGTTCAGCCAAGCAGCGACGCAACTTCTCGCGGCGATAGGTTCGTGGACGTCGGCCGTCGCGCAGCCGTTCACTTCCTACGTCGTGGGCCAGATCACCAACGCACCAGGAACGGCGCAGCAAGTGCTTTGGGGGTCCACCGGAAGCCTAGCGTACTCGTCCGCGACAACGGCCAAGTTCTCGATGTTCTCGGGCACCGGTCTCATCGGCGCGACGGACATCAGAAACGCCGGAGCGAGGGTGCTGGCAACGGTTCACAACGGAGCGTCGTCGGCAACCTACATCAGCAACGCATCGTCATCGGACGCCGCAGGTAACGCTGGCGCTAGCACCATTGACAAGATCACAATCGGCGCGAACAACGCAGGCTCGCTCTCTATCGACGGCAAGATCGCCTGCGTGCTCGTCTACAGCGGCGCGCACACGACGGCGCAGCGGCAGCTCATCATGGGGTACCTAGGAACTTATTATAACGTCGCGGTCGGAGGACTCTGACATGCCTTACTTGGAAATCGGTACTACATCGTCTACGCTGTCCTCGCTTACGATCGCTTCAGCGGGGTACATTCAGTTTCAGGCCAACCCTGCGACTGTCGGTCTCGTCCGTGCCTCTCCAGCGACGACCATCGTTGCGGCAAAAAACAACGGCCTAACGAACAACATCTCGTGCTTGGAGACTGACTCCTCCGACAACATCTTGATCGGCGCGGTCACGGCGGGCGTGAGGCCGCCGAGCACCATCCTCGATGCCTCGGCGTCGATCATCAACCGAATCAACGGAACCTCCACGTTCACGATCTCCGGCTCCGGCACAACACACGGAGCGGCGACACTCACGTTCTCGGAAGGCGTGACCGGGCCCACGTTCACGCAGAACGTGAGGACCGCCGACACGACCGTCAGCAACATGACCGTGCGCGCCCAGGGCGCGGTCCAGTCGGGAACGCCCACGAATGCGAACGGCGGGACGTTGAGGCTCCAGGGAGGGCTCGCGCGCCAGGATGGCACCACCGGCCTCCGCGGCGGCGTGCGCCTTGAGCTCTCCTCCGGTGGCGACGTCATGGTGGAAGCCGCCGAGGTGGCGGTGGGCCGGCGTGTAATCGCCCTTAACCGCCACTCGGCCATCACGGCGACCGAGGTACCCTCCGGCGACGGCGTTGTCTACATCGGCAACGTCTTGACGTTCCCCACGTCCCCCCCGGTCACGGGTGCCATTCTCGCCGTCAGCAGTGGCGTCGTCTACGGCTACAACGCCGGCTCGCTCGTCCAGACGCTCAACACGTCTCTCGTTACCAAGGCGCTCACCGACGCCGACTACACGACCACGGTCGCCGAGCACACTCGGACGATCATGGAGTTCACGGGCACCCTAACCGCGAACCGGAACATCGTCGTCCCCACCGTGAGCGGGTACCAGTGGACCGTCTACAACAACACGACGGGTGGCTTCTCGCTTACAGTGAAAACTAATTCTGGCACTGGAATCGCGGTCGCCGCTGGGAAGCGCACCATCGTGTACTGCGACGGCACAAACGTAGTCCGCGTCACCCCCGATACGTGAAAGGTCACATGAAACTAACTGAAGCGCAATTGTTGAAGTTGAAGCTCGCGAACGCTGAACTCGCCGTTGCGGAGGAACAGTTCAAAAACGCAGACCTTCGCTCCGTCATCGCACGAATGGAAGTCGAGCGGGAGATTGGGGTCGATCTTCGAGACGCCGTGGTTAGCACGGACGGAGAAATCACACTCAAAGTCACGGCGGACGGGTAGCATGCCAATCATACGCCCTTCAGCAACGGCGATTGTGGCATCCGGCACGGGGTGGAAGGACCAGCTCGTCTCCGCGAGCGGGGCAGGAACTGGCGCGGCTGCTCCGACCTTCGGCAACCTGAGCGGCAACTTGTCGTTCTGGCGCGGCTATACGATGGCCGCAACTGGAGTGGACGAATTGCACGTGGTTTTCCACCCGAATCATGACTACAAGCCGGGTAGCACCGTCAACCTGCACGTCCACTGGTCGCCCACGGTCGCTGCGGCAGGTAACGTCGTGTTCGGGTTCCAGTACTCGTTTGCGCGCGGGTACTCAGTGGACGCGTTCCCCGCGTCGTCTACCGTCACGGTGACACAGGCGGCGTCTGGGTCTGCGTACACGCATCAGATCGCCGAGACGGCGGACTTGACTATCGCAAACTTCGAAACTGACGGCCTGCTTCTCGTGCGCGTCTATCGCGATGGTGACAACGTCGCCGACACGTACGGCTCGCCGATCGCTCTTTACACCATTGACATGCACTATCAGTCTGACAGAGACGCCACGACCGCGCGCAACCGCGGCACCGGCTGGGACCCCTGAGGAGATCGACATGAGGCTCATCTACAAGTCTTTGGCCAGTGGCACGAGCGCCAACGCCAACTTCACCACCAACGCCGTCGCTGTTGGCGAGTTTTCCACCTACTCCGTGACGTGCAACGTTACGTCTACGGCCACCGGCACCGTCGCGCTCCAGGCGTCGAACGACTGGGCGGCTGACGAGACCGGTCCTGCCAGCCCGAAGTGGGTGGAGATCTCGGGCGCCAACTCGGCGATCGTCACCGGGTCTGACGTGATGTTCAACGTTCAGAACTCCGGATATACGTGGATGCGCGTTATCTACACGTCTACCTCCGGCACCGGCACCGCGACGATCGACTTCAACGGCAAGGCGCCTACCGAGCGTGGCCGCCCGTACTACTCCGGAGGGTGAGGTGGCCGATCTTCCGGTTGATGGTCTGTCCGTTGGAGGGCTGCTCGGCGGGGCGGTTGCGTGGGCGTTGAGCAAGCTGTTCGACAACAACCACAAGCTGATTGAGGAGCTTAAGAGGGACGTGGACGCGCTGAAGAAGAAAGACGCAGCGGCCGACGAGCGATGGAAGTCGGTAGACGAAGTCCGTAAGGACGTCAAGCACTTGCTGCGTCGCTTCGAAGAGTTTCTTATCGCACAGTCAAAGAAGTTGGAGGATACGCAGTCGTGAATAGCAAGGCTCTTACCGTCTGTCTCGTCGCTTGTGCCGTGCTTGCCTATGTGGCGAGCGCTTACTTCAAGGTCCCCCTTCCGCCCGAGCTGGCCCCGCTCCTCACCATCGCGGCTGGCGCGGCGAAGGGGTTCTTCACCAATGAGTAAGGCGTGGCTGCTCTCACTCGCGCTCTTGGCTGGTTGTGCGAAGCCTTCGCTTACGCCCGTTTCGACGGCGTGGGTGGGCTTCTCTTCCGCCATTATTGGCGCCCGGATCGCCGCCGAGACGTGTGAGCAGGTCGTCGAGTCTTACGCTGCTCGCGGCGACCTTGAGTCGGCCATCCGGCTTGAGGTCCGCTGCGAGACGGCGTTCGAGACGGTCAAAGCAGCGATTCGCAATCTCGGCGAGGCCATCGACGACAAGGCGGAGACGGCCTCGTGCAAGCTGCACGCTGTCGACTCCGCCCTGACGGAAGTGTGCGACGTGCTCCGTCGAAACGGAGCGACGTGCGACCCTCCCACGCTGGCCGCTATCGAATTCGCGCGTAAGAACCGCTGCTCAGAATAGAGAGAGCTGCTTGTCTTCCGGCTTTGGTTTGGGAGGAGGTTCTGCCTCCTCCTTTTCCATTTCAGCCGGGGCGTGAAGCACGACGAACGGGAGCATGTGCTGCTCCGCCTCGACTACGACCGGCAAGTCGTACTCAGGCGGGTTCACAGACTGAACTCGACCGTGCATTCCGGGTCGATCTCCAGCCACGTCTTGACGAACGTCGAGACTTGGTCGACGCGCAGCCGCAGCTCATCGACGCGTTCACACTCCACGTCGAACACGACAGCGTTGACCTGCTCGACCTCCGTGCTCTTCGGCTTGGTACGCCAGACCTGCTTCGTGAATGATTGCATTCGAAGGTCGCGAGCGAAGTCTTTCGCGGCCTCGCGGTCCAGGAACTCGCGATGATGCGTATCTGGTGACGTGAGCTCCGTCCAATAGACCTTATACATTGTCTTCCTTCCACAGCTTCATGGTTCGTGGGAACAACTCTTTGAAGATGTCGCACGCGGTGTCTGCTGTCAAGCGGACTTCAAGCTGAGCGTTCTTCTTCGTGCGGAGCGATAGGAAGTGCAGCCAGTTGCGTAGATTGCCGCTCATCCGGAACTTGGTCATCGTGGTCAGCGGCAAGACGCCCCGCGCTTCTTCCCTCGACACGCCGGCCTTCAGGAGAGCGCAGTACGTCTCGTAGCTCATCTCGCACGACGCGACGTACGCCGCACGCGGCTCCCCCTGGTCCTCCAGAAGCTCTCCCGAGCACTGCTTATTGCTCGTCCCCTGCGCGTGGAACGCAGGCGGAACGTAGAACACAGACGGGACGACTGTATACCGCGCCGAACGTTCGTTCCGGCTGAACGTCCGGTGCGTGTAGATTTGACGGGCACAGTAGATCGGACACTCGATCTCCAGCGTAGTGCCGCACATCTCGAATGGCGAGTAGTGCTTGTTCTTCCACAGGTACCGGAGGAGCTTCTCGTCCTCCGGCCACCCACGGAACGCCCCGCTCGTGCTCATGCGAGCGCTTTCGATGATACGCTCGTCGGAGCCCCACGACTCGACGAGCGTGACGGATACTGTATCAGTGAACTTCACTCCCACGGTACGAGCCTCCCATTCGCGTCATACACTGCTTTGGCTTTCTTCGAGTAGTATCGCATGGCGACCGGCTCGACGGAGATAGGCACCTTCGTCAAGAGCTTGTTCGCGCCGTACGCCATCCAGTGAGCGAGTGACCGTCCTGCCTCGTGTACGCGGTCCTCCGGGACCTCCAGCACAAGCTCGTCATGAACGAATAGCACAACTCTGGAGCCGAACAAGGCGTCTTGTGGATTCGTGTAGCACGCCCGAGAGACGCAGTACATCGCATACTTTGCGCAGTCGGCGCCGAGTCCCTGGAACATCGTATTGCACGCTTCCGTGAAGGACATTCGCCCGCGTACACGGTTTGAGTACAGTTGCTTGACGGTGTACGTCCCGTCCCTGTTCTCGTGCCGGCGAATCCAGTCGAAGTAGGGCGTAAATTCTCGGTACGTCGTGAGCCACCCCTCCCGGATTTTCGCTCCGCGAGGTTCGGTCATCGGCGTGCCCTGGGACAGACAGTAGTCGACGAATTTCGCCGGTTGCATGCCTCCGGGGAAGCCGAAATTCCCTGCTTTCGCAACGCGCCTGGTCTCCGTAAGCGCCTCGTCGCCGTCCAGGTACCCTCGGAGGACTTCCTCGTAAGGACGCCGTACGATGGTCGAGGCCAGCTCGCAGTGGACGTCTTTTCCTGCGTTGAGCGAGTCGGCCAGCTTGCTCCAGCCGACCACCTCCAAGAGCACCTGACTCACCGTACGAAGCTCAAGCTGCGGGTAGTCGGCTCCGACGTACACGTACCCAGGGCGGGGCACGAAGCACTCACGGATACCACCCTTCCGGCCGAAGTTAGATGTGTTGGGGTTGCGACTGGTCATTCGCCCAGACGCAGCCAAGCCGTAACTCGTATGGATCGGGTATACTGTACCCTTGCTCAGCATCGGGACGTCTTTGTGCAGAGTCGACCCGAGCTGACTCCACTTCGCGTAGGTCACGAGGAGCGGGTCCTCAGTCTTCTTGCAGACGTCGGCGTCGATGGCGACGTCCCCCTTCTCAGTGTAGTGAAGCTCCGTCGACTTTTCGACGACGCGAGAGCGGATCGCCTTCGTGTTCTTCTGACCGCTTCGCTTGAGAAGACGCGCGTCCTTCAGTTGTGGCTCTAGCTCCCACATCGCGCGCTTGGTCTCGTCAGCGATGCGTGCCACCCGTTCGGCGTCTGTCTTCACACCCCAGACGGACGCGAGATGCAGCGAGAGGGCGTATCGGGATTGCCGATACTCGTCTTCTACAGCACCGCCCTGCGCTCGATACACCGCGAGCGTCGCGCGGGCGTCTTCCTTCGGATACTCACGTGCACCTTCGGGCCACTCGGCCAGCGGCGTATTCACCCACGCGCCGTAGAGCGTGCGGTAGGAGTCTTTCTCCAGCCCCTTCCGGAAGTACCGCGAGTGTAGGTCGGACAAGCCGTACTTGACCTTGACCCACGTACCTTTTTTCGTCAGCTTCCACCGAAAGCACCCGTCACGGATGTCCAGTAGCTGCTGACGGAGCATCGTATCGGTGACTTGGTTCCGTTCGTACTTGGCGAACCACTTCGGAATGAAGTCCGGCCACTTCGCCATCAAAACGACGACGTCGTACGCGACGTTGTGGCCGACCAGCACGACGTCGGAGTCAAGCCACGATTCGACCAACTCGCGGCCGTCCATTCCGTGGATCAGCTTAGGCCCCGCCTCGTCGGCATACGAGATGCAGGCCAGCGGCGGAGCCATGCGGCCGGGGGAGAAGCGCGCCGTCTCAGTATCAAAAGCGAGGACCTTCACGGGAGGTGGGCCCAACGCTTTCCGCGAAGAACGCGACTCACGTGCGCGTGGCTTATACCGAACTGATCGGCGATAGCCTGCTGAGTCATCCCGTTGTCACGAAGTTTTCTGATCTCAATGACACGT